GTACCAGTATACTTAAAGTATTCTGACTTGCTTTCGTGTAAAACAATTTTTGTTTTAGGAAGTAACTTAGCAATAGCCTTAGCACTAGCCTTGGCTATTTTAATTATTCTTGGCTTTAAATTATTTAAATTTTCAGGCTTACCCTCTTTGTTTATACTCAGGTTAGGAGAAATACTATCACCCAACTCATCCTTAAAAAACTCTGTAATATCTTCTTGTTCTTCTACTTTTACTTCTGCTTTGGGAGCAGGAGCAGGAGCAGGAGTAACAAGCATATCAGCCCCTACCTCTACCTCTGTATCCGTTTCTGTTTGTTGGTCTTTCTTAAATAACTCAACTGCTCTTTGTAAAGACTGTGCATTTGTTATTTGAATTTCTGTTTTGCCTCTTGACTCAGCCTCATCCAATAACTCTTTACCTGCCTGATCTAAAAATTTTATTTGCTCGTCTTGTTCTAAACTTCTAAACTCATCTATATCTGCTACTGCTTCTTCGACTATTTTTTCACCCTCTTCTAAATTTGAATCAAACTGAGTAATTCCTTCAGCCTCAGTATCTGACTCTTCCTGGGTTGCGATACTTTCCCCTGTTAACTCTTCTAGCCTTTTATTAACCCTGTCTAAAAGTTCTTGCTTTGGCTTAGACAAAACTTTATCTGCCCCTTCAATTTGATTATCTAGAGTCTCTTTTTGCATAAGCAACTGAAGTGCCTCCTTTCTTTGGTTAGTATTAAACTCATCAAACGGAATACGATTAGCTATCATTATTCCTTCTAATTTATTTACAAGGTCTAACTCCTCCTGAGCTTCTTTAGCATCTAACTCATTAGATGGATCAGCTATTCTGTTTTTTAATCCTGATATGTATGCACTTTTTAATGTAGGTTCTTGTATCGTATTCTCAAATATTTCAAAAACTTTAGGGTCTAGATTCTGAACCTGAAGACCTTTAACAGCAGCACTTACTGCAGGAATACTGCCCATAACAAAACCACCTACCATTTCAGCTAAACCTGCTTCAACCACCTGTGACATATAGGTTGCAAAAGTTTCTGGAGTCTCAAACATCTTAGACTCCTTACTAGCATTGTATACATCCTTTATTCCAATAGTTGAAATCTCTTGAGCAAGCCCAGTCTCAAACTCTGCTAAACCTGCTCCTGTTATAACTAAAGCACCCCTTCCAATCATACTCTCAATATCCTGACGAATAAACTCCTGGAATGTCTTAGCAGTTGTGTTCTTGTTTGACTTACGTAAAGCCTTGGACACTAAAGAGTTTAGTAATCCTTTTTGTGATATAATATTTCTAAGACCTATGTTTTCCAATACTGCCGTAGCAACACCTATAGGCATCTTTACTAGTGTTTTTTCTGCCTCAGATATCTTGTCAAACATAGGATTTTTTTCCATCTCCTGGTCTACATAATCCGTAGACATGTTGTACATCTGAGCAGTACGTTGTGCCCAACCTACAGGAGTTGATGTTCCTAGCATTGCAGGCAGTGAACCTCCTAATCCTAAAAAACCTTTCTTTAAAAAATTCCCCTGCTTTTGAACCTCTGCCCACTGTTCTGTGGTGCTCTTGTCCTTTAAAAAATTAAAAGAATCACGCCCTGCAGAAACCATACCCTCGTTACCAAAGTTGTCTTTTTGTGCTCCAACAACTGAGAATGGATTTCTAAACTTAGGGTCATCACTCATAGCATCAGTAAAGGCACGTTCTCTTGCACTTATCAATCTTTTCCCTTCAGGGTCACTAGGGTCAACCTTTGGCTCGTAATACTTTTTAGTCTTTCTTTCAATGTCAAGAAGTTTATCTTGAACTATATCAAAGTTTGTTTCTTCTTTCTCCTGAGTTCCTCCTTTTGTAGACCCTGTTTTCATAGCTCTAGCTCTTGCCATGCTAGGTGTATTTAAGAACCCTTTAGTGACAATAGAATCAAAAAAAAGTTTAACATCATTGGTGTCCCCACCAAGAGCTTTAACCACCTCATCAAGAGACATGTCTTCATTTAATCCTTCAGGAGCTAAGCCCTTTTCTTTAGCTATTCTAATTATGTCCTTCTTGTATTCTTCTTTTCTAGTTTTTACAGGAACACTGGCATCAGTATCATCTCCCATTATCATCTTCTCATCCAGGTATGTTCCTAAGTCTATAAGTGAAGAGATTGGTGTAAACGTAGGTCCTGAACCACCCGCAATTTCATTCCAAAAACCTGACCACCATGTGCCTTGTTCTGCTTTCATTGCAGTGTAATCTCCTGCAATCTTGTCTAACTTTGTACCTTTATATTTAAAATCTTTAGACTTACCCTCTATTTCTTTAAGTTTTGCATCTAGTTGTTTAGACTCTTTTAGCCATTCATCGTAGTTTGCTTTTAATACAGGATTATTTTTTATAAGCTCCTTGCTAACATTAGAAAAATTAGAGTCGTATATACTGTCTAGTTTTGCTTTAGATTTAGCATACTCATTAGCCTCATAGACAAATCGTTCAGATTCTTTATTAAATAGTTTTATGGAAGCATTTAATTCTTCATCAGTCTGAATAGTTCTTTGGTTTTGTACTATAGCTTGACTTTGGTTTAGTATCTCGCTTTCCTTTCTTTTATTTTCTCTAAGAAATTTTTCTAATTCTTTTGAAGTTCCTTTTTTACCCCACAATCTATCAAGCTTTACATACAGATCTTTGTTTGTGCCACGAACTTTAACACGCATAGCATCAGTACCTAAAACATTAGTGGTTGACTCTTCAAAATCAAATCCATACTTACCAAACTTGTACTGCATTTCTGGCACTACAAATTCTTCTGGATTTTTTATCTGGTCTGGAGTAACAGAAGTCTTTAAGGATGCTTCAAATTCTGCATCCTCGCTTTCTATAGGCTCAAGTATATTTTGTGGTTGGTACTCTGTAGTTTCAGGAGTTTCTTGTGTATCCAAGGAAGTGTCTTCCGTAACCAATTCCACATCTTTTTTTGGAGCAACAAAAGTAGATTCCTCTTTTTTTTTTAATCCATAAACTTCGTTAAAAGTTTCTATATCATCAACATTATATGTTGGTTTAATAACCTCCTCAAAGAACATTTGTTTCTTATTATCATCCATTAGATAATTTTTAAAATCATCTATAGATCCAACATCATAACTTTCTTTTAAGTCGTTATATAGTAATAAAATAGCTTCTTCGTTCATATTAACTTCCTGGTAAATTTTTCTTTGGTTCTGTTGCTTTTGATTCTTCTATTATTATACCTTTAGATATATCAACACCTGACTCCATAAATACATCTGCTGCTTCGTTTGTAATCTTTGGCAATATCCAGTTTAAAAGGTCATCACTATTATCAGTACTGTCTCCGACAACAAAGTCAAATTGATCTTCTGGATTATTTGGAGATATTACCTTTATCCTATCAGACCCGAAGCCATAAGATGTTTCAAATTTAAATCCTAAAGAAGATAAAGATGCTTGTAGTTTAGTCATTATTACATCCTCATCTTGATTTACAAAATATTTTTTAGATTTTCCAAAAAATTGTCTAACCTTTTTCCTAACATTTGTTACATTACTTTCTATTTCCTCACCTCTTCCTGCACTTGTCCCTTCAAATGATTTATCTTTTCCACCACCAAATATTGATTTTGTACTTAATCCTTTTTCTCTCTTAGCTTTGTCTTGAACTCCATGAAGCTCTACACCTGCTGCTGCCCAATCTACATAACTGTCAGTTATAGGAATAGCTTTATTTCCAGTTCTATTTCCTGCAGGGTTTTCATAACGAACCTCCATAAAGTCTCCCATTACAGGCTCATCTTCTGTACCTATATTTCTTGAAACAAAAATTATGTCTTTTAACATATTTTTAGATTCTTTATTGTATGGACTAGAAATAATAGAACTAACAATACTATTTCTTTTAGCAGAGTCTTTTGTGCTATACAACGAGTTCCATAAGTCAACAACACTTCCTTGTTGTTCTTTAACTATTTCTGAAGAAGTAAGATCAGGCACAGCTTTAGTGGTCTCCTTACTAGGCAGTTGTCTTTCTAACTGCGTATCTAAGAATTTTTCTGCCGACTCCATTTGCTTCTTACCAACGCTGCCACTAAAGTCAGGACTAAGCCTACCTGAACCAGGTTGGTTTGGGTCGTCTACTAAAAGAATAGTGTTGGCATCTTTTTTATTAGGGTCTCTTGTAAATGTAAAAGATTTTCCGTTTGAAGCAATACCAACAAAGTTTGTTAATATACTACCAACAGCCCTTGGGTCAACAAGCTGAGACTTAATTATATTTTTCTTCATACTTTCAAACTCAGGCATTTGCCTAACGTCATCAAGTGAACTATACGCACCATTTGTTGTTAAATAAGTCTTTGCAAAATTAGAAACCTCGGCATTAAAGTTATCCAGGTTATACTTATTTACCTGGTCAGAAACTGCAAAATTTAATTGGTCTATTGTTGTAAAACTTCCAGGGGTTCTGTCCATCGTTCTAACTGTCTTTCCTGCAACTTCTTTATCAATCAACTTACCCATGTTTACCTGACCATTGGTGGGGTTTATATACGCCTCGTGGTTTGAAAAGTTTGCAAAACCCTCAAGCTCTGACATTTGCCATTGTTCTTGTGTTGCAGACAAGCCACCCTCAAGCCTATCCATCTTTACTTTATACTGTGCCTGATATTTTTTAGAAAGGTTAAAAAGTTTTGACGTACCCTGTGTTAAATTAGCACGACCAATGTTGTAGTCCTTTAACTTTAACTGACCCGACTTTAAAAGCTTGTCCTGCATTAAACGCATTTCTTGTGCGTTGTTAGCGTATGTCATGGCAAACTCATTTAAGCCTTTATGCTCACCCTGAGGAGCTTCCGAAAGTGTAGTGCTTAGTTCTGTGGTAGCGTCATTGATAGCCTTCCTTTTGGAGTCTCTAATTGTCTGAACCTCCTTCAAGGAGTTCACCATGTTAGAGGTTATTTCTGACCAGTTTACCTGACTGTTTGCATCCCTTTCTGCGTACTTATAATATGTTGCCATTTACATTTTTCTTTTATTACTTAGGTATCCTAATAAAGCCATTGGGTCAGTATTTAATAAATCTTGTTCCTGAACTAAAGACTGATCTTCATCTTCTATAGGACTCATTTGAACTCCAGTTAAAGCATTATTAAATAAAGCCTGCTGTTGTACACTACCTCTATTTATAAAACCCTGTGGGTTAGCTAAAAACGAGTCTTTATTAAACTGAATACCCTGCTTTCCTTGAGCTTTATTGAATTGATTTATAAAATCTGGATTGTTTTTCTCAATCTGAGTGAATGTTGATTTATTTAAAACTCCCTGTCTACCTTCTGCTCCTGATGCTTTTCTATATCCTGAATTAATACTTGTTCCAAATAAACCTTTACCTTTACCTGCTCCTTTCATATAAGCCTCTCTACCTGCCCTATTGTCTTGTCTATATGCCTTGTCGGATGCCCTTACTCCTGCGCTCCTTGAAAACAGTGGTGCTGCCTCTAAAGCCTGTGCACCAAAAGCTGCTAACTGCTGAAACCCTTGTGCGGTTGCCGCTGCTGCAGCCTGACTAGCATCTGATGATGCCATTTGTGCCCCTGCAACTTCACCTAAATCTAACTGAACACCAACGTCACGAAGCCTTGATTCTTCTGATGCTGCAGCCCTGTCCAATGCAGTTATCTCTTGACCCATTGCTGACCTAATTCCTTGCTGACCTTTTTGTTGTGCTAGTTGTATTCGACCAACGCCTGCTGCCGCACCTCGTTCAGACTCTCTAGCTGCCTCAACACCTTGCGCCCCCTGTACCAATAAAGCCTCACGCTCTAATTCGTAAGGTAGCTTGTTAATAGCCAAGGCGTCTAAGTAGTTTACCTCTAATTTTTTTCTAGCTGCTGCCATTGCCTTTTCTGCATCTCTGTCAGCCTTTTCGCCTAATTTTCTCTGTGCACCAGCCTGAGCAAAAGACATTCCCATGCTTCCTGCAGATAAAGCTAACCCAGCTATTGCCAATCCTACTCCTGCCATAATATTCTTTTTTTAATTATTTCTTGAGGTAGTTCTTTATAAGTGTCTACATAAACATCTGCCTCAGCTTCTTCAAATGTTTTTGCATCAGTTTTATACACACAACACCAATCACTATCTTCATGTATAAAGAATACCCTTTGCGCTCCTTCTTTTGTTTTTATAACCTGTGGAGCAACAATAGTTTCAACTAATCCTTCATCAGTCAAATAAGACACCTTGCCGCTTAACAGAAACGATGGATGATTTTGTTTGTGTATCATTGAGATTATTAAATGTCCTTTAGGCATAAATAACTCCCTTGTATACAAACCTCCTTCAAGATGTTGTTTTAAGGGATACATATCAGACATCTCTCCCTCGTATTTAGTACCTGCCTTATGCGTTAATGTACCCGCTATAGAATCAACTTGTTCTTTAAATTTTTCAATTTTTTCCCATAACATTCCTGTGCCTTGCGGAATACTATTTAATATATGTATAGGCAAATCGTTTTCTATCATTACTTCAAAGATACTAATTTTATGGAAATGATTTCATTATCTCAGACTCTACCGCAAACAACTCAACGGCAATTGTGTTATTGTTAGTTAAAGTAAATTCTGCGTAGTGACCAAGTAAGCCATGTGACTCAGCGGTTCCGTTCTTAATAAAGAAATAATAGACTGGTGTCGTTGGAGGTAAGTTACCAATAGGAGTACCCAATGGGTCGTTCAGTGGTCTAGTTATAGTGGTGTCAACCTCTAAGTAATTTTCTCCGTTTGCAATATCCTCAACCTTATCCTTTACCTGACCTATTAGCGTAATAACATTGCTGACCTTTGTATACAACAAGTCCCCGATGCTTATAATGTTTCCAATGCTTACCAATGGGTTCACACTAAAGTTAATTAAAACTGCTGAAGGGTTTGTAATGTTTGCAAAAGTATTACTACCTATACCGTTTGCCGACCTTAAAGGATATTGAGATGAATTTGCAGGGTTGATATTAGAAGCCCTGATGTATCCAAAGTAACCGCCCTCTTTCTCCTCAAAGTCTCCAGAAGAAATAAAATTACTAGACTGCTGGTCACTGTTAAGACTAGCAGTCCATGCCGAGTCAGACTCTAAAGACAGTGTCTTAAAAATTTTGTTTATCAAAGGCTCGTCATTAAACACAGAGGTTATGGATGAAGAATAGTCAGTACCGTAGTACTGATTTCTCTTAACATTTGTATTGTGCCTGTAAAGATCTCCATTCTTAAATGTGTAGAAGTAGTTGTTCATACCCACCATAAAATCAGGAAAGTAAGAATAAAAAGATGGGAATCCTTTTACCCCATCGTCATATGTTAAAGTATAGTTTGGCATATTTATTTATTTATTTATTTATAAGTCTACACACAATCCTCCAGAACATTGTTTTATACCTAATACTTCATTGCTTGCTATTTGCATTATTCTAAACGTTCCTGACGCAGTGTTTGTGCTTGTTGCTGCGTAAGCATAAAACCCATCTGCTAGCCCACCAACAATTTCGTTGGTATCTGCTAGATTAGAAAAGTTAGTGCCCTGAACAGTACTAAACCCAGCACTTATAAGGTAATTAGTTGTACAGAAATCACTGCACACCGTGCTTAATGCTGACCTAAACATTGTATTTGTTGGAGGGCAACTTGGACCCGATAAAAGGACACCCAAAGAACCAGTCGTTTGTTGACGATAAAAGTTAGAAAACTTCTCCTTATAAAAACCATTTGCAACAGGAGAGCTTAATGAAATATTTGAAAATATCTCAGAGGTTGTACTAAACTGATCACCCAAAGCCATAAAGACGTTTACGCTTGTACTTGTTACGCAAAACAAATCACTTGCAGAAGTTACATTATATTGTAGTGTTATTGTATTCTCCGTGCATCCAGAACAAACCTGTTGATCAAGTAGCTTGCATCCAACAAGTTGCCTAGATATTACACCATCAGAATACCATCCGTCAGCAGCACAAATTGTTAAATCCGCATTGGTAAATACCCCCGTGGCTGTTGACAGCGTTGGACCGTTTAAATAAATATTTACATAATTTGCCATATTAATTGTTTATACTAAAGTTTAGTAAAGTTAGTATATATTTTTTTCTTTCTATGTCAAAACTAATTTTAACAAAAGTTATTTTACCAATTCTTAGTAAAAAATTTATCTTGTTATTTTTTTTTGCGTTTGCTTTCCAACTATTTGTATACTTCATAATTATATTTTAAGGTTCCACACTACAATTACAGCATGCATCAAGAGGGCTAGTTGTTGAGTAACAAAGTTGCAACAACACAGGCTTTCTGTAGTCATATATTAGGTACAGGTAATCGCCTGTATTTCCCGAAGGCATTGTAAAATCAGAACGGTATGTGGACGGTGCTCCTGTTGCATTAATAACACCAGTCGTAGACGCATTTATTAAGTCCTGTATAGCAGCAGATGTATTGGCATACAGTGTCCCACTCCTTAAATATTTAAAATTATTTGGTGGGTTAGAGAACACGAACGTATCGGTTGGCGCAATCTTGTTAGATATTATTGAAACAATAGCACCGTCAGCAGGTATAACACCTGCTCCCTGAGGTCCTGACACAGAGCTGTACTGAGAAACGATAGGGTAGCTAGGGTAAATGTTAGTTATCTTTAACTGAACCTGCTCTTGATGTAAAGGAGAAACAAAAACTCCGTCAACCCATCGATATTCGTTATGTATAAACTTACCTCCGTCAAAGCTATCAGACACAGATACTTGAATAATTTCTATAGTTTTAGCAGCAGGACAAGAAACGTCTAAAGTTACATCTGCAGCAACAGACCCTGTAAGGGTAAGCTGAAAAGTTTCAATTAAAACCTTGTCTTTGCTAAAGGTAATTGTGTTACTGCCTTCTACTAATGCTGTTGTAGTGGTCGTGCCGTCGTATAAAGTTTGTGCGTTAAAAGTTCCTGTCTGAGAAAACGCAACATTAACAATGATTGTAACCTCACCAACTAATTGACTGACATTAAAACATAACACCTTGTCTGTCAGGCTATAAGGAAAAAATTGATTAACGCCACAGTCAAAACATTTTACATCAAATGGAAGCGCATCGTCATTAATAGAAAACACATACTCTCCCATATAAGGATCGTAACCACCAAGCTTCTGAGTATTTGGTGATGATATAAACCTATCCCTAAACCACGAACGCATACCTGCCTCAGATATTACTGTTAGCTGCTCATTTGAATAAGCACTACCAGTCAATTGAATTAATGCTCCCCGTTTTTGGTCAGAGAAATATTTATTATATCCATATACCGCAAAACTTTCTGGATTGGAGCTTATACCAAACTCTTCTAGCCTAGCAATCTGAGTTCCTAAAACCTCTGGTACAGAAGCAATAGAACCACCTGCGGCAGAATCAGAAAGTAAATTTTTACCTGCTAATACGTATGATATTTTATCCTCCTGCAATGTAAGAATGTCTGTACTTCTTGCAAATAATTTTTGTATTGGTCCAAAAGATTCCTCTGTTTTCTTAAAGTTTAACAACCCTAAGTTAAACTCATTTAGTTTATTTACATTACTTTCGTCATTATATATACCGCTGTAAGTAATATCTGAAAAACGATCTGCCTGCCTGTAGTCCTCAGAAGAGGTTGTTGTAACCCTATTTCCTAGCAACAATGAAGCACCAATTATTGAGTCTCTAATTTTATAGCTTTCAACACCGTTACCAAACGCAAAACAATTAAAAAATGATGTGTCTATAATCGCAGGCTGCGTTAGCGTCTGAGACTGAATATTTCCTAAATGAGAGTTTTGTACCGAAGTACTAGTGATAACTACGTTACTAGCTAAACCAGGAACTGTAGATGCTGATATAACCATTGAGCTACAGTCTCCATTTATATTCTGTTTTGATCCCCCTGGATTAACAATTACCTGTTCTTGAATTCCTTCCAAAGTATACTCAAAAGCAATTGGGTTTAGTTCTGCAGCAGCAACACTTAAATTAAATAAACATCCTTCCTTTACAATATCAAAAGTTTCTGAACCCTCAAACCATACATCTGGTTGTGCATCAGACGGCTGTGTCTCAAAAACTATTGTGCTTTCAGTTCTAAATATTTCAAAGGTAATACAAGAGTTTGACCTTCTTTTATTTTTAGTACCACACGCTATAGTACCTGTGGTTATAAAACGTATTTCATTTGTTGTTGGGTCTTGAAACCATCTATACTTGTTAGTGGTTTCGGAACCATTTCCAAGACCAAAATTATTTGAAGCATTATCCGCTGTAGTGGTAATATATTCATTTTCAATATCTGGTCCATTACCACCAACGTCTTTAACCCCAGTGTCTATAATATTCCCAATGTTATCACCGTTCCACCATTTAATAATATCATCGTATTCTTGAGACGCAGTAAGCGTGGCTTCTAGTCTATACGTCCTACGTTCACAAGATAATTGCCCTGAGCCCGAACCCTTTCTTGTAAAGTCAAAATCTATTTTTATTCTACTTCCTGCAGGTATATTAAAAGGAGCAAATAAATTTTGGTTTCCATTCCCACTTAGACCAGTATAAACACCAAGCACTGTGGAGCCTGCTCCTCTAGAAACAGAGCATTGCTTACCTGGTAATATAAATGGGTTGTCTCCTAAATTAACAGAAAAATCCTGAGCCTTTATTTTCATGTAAGTACCTGCAGGAATAGAAATGTCAGTGTTATCAGAAGTTTGAGGAGGAGGAGTTAAAAAGTCTGACTCCTTAGCACCCTTGTCTAAAACAGTTGCATATGCACACCTAATTAATGGACCCTGGGAGTCTGCCTTCACAATGTACCTGTCACCCGTCTCAACTTTTCGTTGGTTCTCACCCTCTAATAAAAAATATGTATCATTAGTGGTAGGATCCACAAAGAACAGTTTTGTATAAATTGTTTCGTATGTTTCTGCACTAGGCTTTATAGCAAACTTATATTTTGTTGCCCAAAAAGGTGGGTTTTGTTGCACAGGTATTGTTACCCTAAGTGAGTTTTTTTGATCTGAAAACCCACAGGGTATGTGTTCACTATTGTTGGGGCTAACCAACGCAGTAGATGACCTGTTAAATTCATCCATGTAAATTATTCCTATCTCATAGTCCCTATTGCTATGTAGGCTTTTTGTGTTACTTATTGTTTGAAAAGAAATCTCTGCAAAATTCCAACTGTAATACTCGTATGCATTCTGTGTTGGGGTAGTTAAATCGTCTACCCTTCTCATAGATATTAGCTCAAGTCCGATTGTGGTTGAACCTGGTGTTGCTACAATACCCAAAGGTTGATTTGCTGAAGATATACCGCTTTCAAATTTTGTCCAACTAGGAGTAGACCCGCTGTCTAAAATGTTTGGTATTGCACAGTTAATTATGTCAGTTAAGGTAGAGCCCTGGCAAGATGTTTCGGTAAGAGCGTCGCTACTGTAAACAGGTTTTATTGTGGATGCTATACCTATTTTTTCTTGGAAGTCTACGCTTATAGCTAAATCATATACGCTAGTAAAAGCCTGTGGCAATACATAAGAAAACGTAAAGTTTGTTGTTGTTGTTGTTTCAGTTGGAGTGCTTCCCGCAAAAGAATTATGAACAAAACTTGCGTCAATAGAAATAAGAGCCCCTGCAACTAAATTAAAACCATTCAAGTCCATAATCAACTGAGCGTTAGTAATAGTATTACTAAACCCAAAGGTGTATCCAACATTACCAAATGTATCAACGACATCCTCTCGACCTATAAGTTTTGAGATTAATTCGGTCTCATACTCAAGCCTAACAGGAGAATTGTTTATATCTACCAGGTTGTAATTCTCAATGTAGTTACCATACATTAGCCTGTTGCCCATTAATGTTTGAGCCTGAGCCAGTAAAGGAACATTGTCAAAAAGTCTTAATAATTCTGACTGCGGTAGTATTGTAAATATTTTGCTGTTCCTAAATTCAAACGTGTAGTTTGTATTGTCAGCAAGACCTAATTCAGATTTTTTTAATTTTTCTACAACCTTAATAACAGTACCACTGCTGTCCTTAAATAACAAATCTATGGCTTTAACCAAAGAACTACCTGAGTTGTATGTTATTACTGCGGTGTTAAAATTGTTTATCATACCATCATTAAGATATGATTCACTACTAAAACTAAAGGGTTTTGCAATAAACGCAGCATCTGAAAACTGAGACGTAGCCGAGTACTCATCATCATGGTACTCATACCTGTACGCAAACGAAATAAGTCTTTCTTCTAAGTAATTTTCTTGACCACCGCTCGTGGTAGTCATCTCAACAGTTGGTGCGCTATTAGGCGGTTTTTTTATAACCAACAATGACTCAAAAAATAAAGAAGCATCGCCATCACCATCAACAAGCGGAGTTCCACTAGGACTGTCGTAGTTACGTTGTGTGTTTAAAAACCTTGGAGGGTTATAGTTATCTGTCCAAAACAGCAACCCATCCACTAAATTAATTCCTGTAATAAGAAATTTTTCGTTAAAATTTAAAGTTGTTTCGGTAGGAGTTGTACCCCCTTTAGATACGCTTATTGCGTGGTATATTAAATTGTTAGTGGTTACGTTAAAAGAAATTATTAAATCTAGCTTACCTGTTGGTGATAGAGAAAAATCAGAGTCATGAATAAACCAATACAGTGTCTCGTTAGCTCCGTCGTCATACGCTCCAATACATTTAGCTAGGTTGCTTAAAGTTTCTCCTTTGTAGCTTAAAGACGTAAGCTTCGTGTTACCCTTAGAGTTTTCAACAGCACCCACCTCCGTGGACTCAGAAGAACCAAGCCTAACATTTAATGCGTCAACATATTGTCCGTTTGGAACGAGTCGCTCGTCAACGGATTTATTCATCTTACCTGCTATGAAATTTCTTTGAATTTTAGCCATATTATTTTATCCACTTATCTCTCCCCCTCAAGCTCATTAATAATCTCCCTGGGTGTATGTTGCTTAATCTTATTTTTGCGTTCCTTAGAAGCGATGATTTTGCTTTTCTAGCTCTATTTACAACATACTCTTGAACACCTAACTTAGAATTTAAAATTTGGTAACTAATATATGCGTAAACATAATCTTCAAATAACTTATTTACCGTAACCTGAGTGTCGTCTCCACCCTCCATACCGTCAGATATATACTCCAGAATACAGCTATTATTTGCCATAGTAGAGTCAAAGTTTATTACACCTGATTTTTTATCAATCCTAAACGTAGGGTTAGCATTTGCAGTTTCTGTATTAAGACCAAACCTTGCACCAACAGCAAAATCAAAGTACCAGCACCCTTCGTATTCGTAACCTGTTAAGCCATTATATGGACTCAAGCTATTTAAATATATGCTAGGCTTTTGACCTGTAATCCTGTCAAAGTCTAATGGAGAGTATTCTGGCTGTAGAGCCTTACCATCCTGATCAAAAAGTATTCTAGTGTCGTTTGCCTGAAGGTAAGCCTTTGCAGAATTTACTTGAACATTTTCTACCATAGGTCTTATAACACCATTTTGGTAGTAAGAAATCCTAACCCAGTTTACATAATCAGAAGGTAAAACAAACCTAAGCTCATCAGAAACAATTAGCTGCAATACCTTTACCTCTTTAAACGCATCATAATTTAACTCTTGAATCGCTCTCTTTGCATGAAACAGTATCTTAAACCTTTCCTCATTGTTTACCAGAGAATGGTTCCCTGAATACATTAACTCATAGTTTACAACTATGTCTTTTAATGACACGTACTGGTAAGAACCCCAGTTTTTATTTTCAGGTGCTACACCTCCATTTTCGTAATACTCGTATTGGCTAATGTATGACATATCTATTTCTCGCTATTATTTTCAGCAGACTCTACAGCCCCTGCGTATTGTACAACAGATGCCTCTCTTATTGAAACCCCTGCGTACTGTAGTATTTTCATTGTTAAGTCGGTGGCATCATCTGCAAACAACTCAAAGTCCTGATAATCAGACTGAGTCTGATCAAAAACAGGTTCGCTATTGTTCCCTAAGTCTACATATGTCCACTTAGGAGCCTTGGGGTATCTTATGTACTGACAAGCAACTGTTGGTGCTACGACAGCTAATGGGTACACTGTTGCAATATTCCCTTCCGTAGTATAAGCAGGAAACATTGTAGATGGTGCTGTTAATGGAGAGCTGTTTAATAATAAAATTTTACTTTGCTCAATCCTTTCCAACTCTGTTCCACCTATATATATTTTATTTATTAAGTAATAATCAGATCCTGTAGTAGCAATGGATGGTAACAAAAAACTATCTTTTAAAGTACCATTCTGATTTAAGTTTAATGTTACCGAAAAGAAATCAATAACCTCAACATATCCTTTCTTTATATCTGCATATCCTGTACCTGAAGACCTTTGGTTTTCTTTGTTTACTTGGTAGTTATATGCGTAAAAGTAGTCCTCAAACAAATCCATCTGAGCCTGTTGTGCATATAGATTAAAATCTTGTGGAGAGATGTATCCGTAGTTGTTTTTATTTAATACAGCTAAAACTGTATTTCTAATATCGTTTATCATCCTGACTATTATTTACACAAAGATAATCAAAAAAAAAGAGGCTTACTTTTTTGTAGACCTCTCTTTATTTACTGGTATACTTAAACTAATTAAGCATTTACAATACCTGTTACAGCTTTAGGTAATTTTACAGAAAACATTGGTTTTGTCCAACTTGTAACTAATGCTGACTCAGTAGCATCTAATATAGCTGAATAAACATCATGAGCAACTTGTGCAGCAGTTGTTACTGTAGTAGCAGTTCCGTCCATGTACTTTATGACAACTGTTGTTGCAGTTGCAGTAGGTGTACCGATTGATTTTACTCCGTTAAGACTAATTAATTCATTAGTAATAGGAGCGTTTGTAACTTTAAGAAATTTTTCCATTTTATAAAAAATTTTAATGGGTTAATAAAGAACAAATATAAACAAAAAAAGAGACCTTATTTCTAAAGCCTCTAACATGAAAATAACTTATCCCCTAAAAAAGTCATTTATAGTGCAAATATAAATAAATAAATTAATTATCCAACATTTTTTCTAAATGTTTTAAAGATTCTATCCCATCATCAGATTGAAAAAATGATGACACAATATAAATAGGGTCCTCGCCATATGGTATTGTGCAAAGCCTTGTCTTATTAGTTTTGGTGTTAAAGAAAACTTCCTTGTTTTTGTTTCTGT